TAATCAGGACCGCGCTTGTCATGCTGCCACCGTGAGGGGTTTGAGGGATACGTTGTCAATCGTTCCGGCGAATGTCGTGTCGGCGGAAAAATCAACCGCCGTGTTGCCAGACGCCGCGACCAGCAGTTGACGATACGTGCCGGATGCAGAGATAGCCGCGCCGGATACCGTTGTGCCGCCTGTAAATCGCGGTGTTACAGTGCCAGCCGTGCGCGTCACAGTGAAGTCGAGTTGATATGCCACCAGAGCCGTGGGCGCGACAGCCTGAGCCAGCACAGAGGCCACGCCAGCAACCTTCGTTGCCACCCCCGCCGCGATGGTCCAACCCGTGCCTTTGGTCCAGACCGTATCGCTGGCAAAGTCGCCATTGGTCAGCATTTCAGCGCCCGCAGTCAGCCATCCCGCAGCACCGCGTGCCGCGTGATAATCTAGCGCCAACTGCTTTTCAGCGTCAGACAGCGCCTTGCCGATTGCCAGCACCCCCACGATGTCGCCAACCGCCGCCAGCACACCAGAGGCAAGCCCCGTGGCCGTGGTAGCGCCGAGTGAAAACGTCGATGCCGCTGCGTAGGTCTTGGCGTTCTCGATCCACGATCCGTTGCGGCCAAAAATCGCCACGTCGCCCGTCTGATCCGCAGGGATTGTCGTCGCCAGCACATCGTCGGATCGGTCGGGCCGCGTGAAGCCGTATGACGGAAGCCCCGCCTCTGTCATGTCGAAAGCCGAGGTGGTTTTCTGGTAAGCCGTGGCGGTAGAGCCTAGTTCGAGTTGTGCGCCCCAGATGAGGATGCCGCTGGTGCCGTCGCCAGTGTATGATAGGAAACCGTTGGATGGGGTGTTATGCGCCGCAAACGACAAGCGACCAAAGCTGTTGGTAAACGTCATGGCAAGCCGATACCAGCCATCCCCAAGACTTGTTAGGCTGGTGGCAGAAACCGCTGGACCGGCTGCTATAGCCAACGCCCCTGTTTGTAAATCAAAACAAGCGCCTTGGTTGGCCGACCCTTGGCTGTTAATTGTCAGATACCTGATGCCGTCTGCTTTTGCTGTTACTGTGGCGGTATATACGGTTGCCGCAACCATGATGATGGCGCTTTCAACCGTGTGCTGCCCGCTCGTCGCTGTCGCAATTATCTTGTCTGCTGTCGCGGATTGGCTTGGAGGAGCGGCAGCATCTGCCGAAACATTGGCATTGACCTTACCCCACACCGCATTATCAAACTGCTCACTATACGTCAGCAAATTCCGCCGCACTTTCGGCGCGCGGCCCCACTTCGGGCGCAATCCGGCATTGGCCTGAATGCCAGCCGCCACCGTCACAGGGCTGCGAACCCGCGACCGATCCGCGACGAGGCCAATCGTTGTATCCGGCAACGTCAGTGGCGTCGATCCTGCGCTATCGGTGTAGAGCGAAGTCAGGTCGGAAAAGTTGTGGTAGATGCCTGCGGTATCGCCAGCGAACAAATTCGACAGGCGAAACGCCTCGTTCTGTCGTGTGATGTTTAGACCAATGCCAAGGCGCATCACTTCACCCCATAGACAAGGATTGAGCCGGCGTCGAAGGTGCCCGTGTCTATTGAGAACACGACAGAGGTTGTCGCGGTGGTGTAGCCGCTTGCTCCGCCGTAAATAGCCCCTATTGCAGAGCTTCCGACAGTCACATCTACACCAATCATGGCTGAAAATGTCCCATCGGACAAACAAACGTTGATAACCCCATAAAAACGTCGTGCGCTATTAGCCGAAGCGAGTGAATTGCTGCATGTCAGCCCCGCAATTCTCAATTTTGATGCAAGAGTGTCTGTGCTTACACCACTAACAACCACTTTCAGGAATTTGTAAGGCGTCAATACCAGCGAAGACAGCGTGACAGACGAACCGCTCGTGGTCGCCAGCGTCCCAAGCAACACCGTTGGCAACTGCGCCGCCGGAACCGTTGTATCAGCCTCGCCTTGCGCCGCGATATTATCCCGCAGCGCCTGAATTGTCGTCGCAAACGGCTTGGCCCCGACAGCAACAAGCGCGTTTGAAATTGATGTATAAGTTGTCATGTCAAATCCACCTGTAAGGCATCAGATTGCCAGCCCCATCCGTTCCGTCCGCGTCAACCCAACATCCGGTGTCCGCCACAGGGTCAGTATTACCATCCGCGACCCATTCCCACAACAGCCCCGCGCTTTCGTTATCCTCGGCAACGAACCGATATACCCCGCCCTGCGTCACAGTCTCAGCCGATGTAATCAGCCAAGCCCCGTTCTTGGCCGCGCCGTAAATATCCACGTCAAGGAAGTGATTGATCAGCAGCACATCGCCAGTCCAGACCGACGCAATGTCCTTGGCGTCCAAGTTGAACGTGATTGCCTTTCGCACGTCCTTGAACCGCTGCAAATATGCGTTGCCCAAGGTGGACGCGATCACCGATGTATTCACCCAGCGGCAGAAGATTTCCTTCACCTTGCTTTCGCCGTATTGCCGTTCCTTGTCCACGTCAATGATAGCCTCGCCATTGGCAAAGCTGAATTTGTCGGTGACGTTCAGTGTCGGGTTTCGTAGGCCATAGTAAACATAGACCTGCGAAGCGCGGTCCTTGGGGTTTTCCTCGATCACGGCGCTATCCGCGATGATGTTCGCCGCATCGGTAATCGTCGCCGCGCTGTAATTCGGCCTTTGCGCGCGCAGTAGGATTTTCTGCACCCGTTCATCCCACCAGACATTCGCAAGCCCTTGCTGGCACAATTCCCCTACCAGCCGCTGCACCTCAACAGGATCGGACAGATACGCCGTGAAATTGTAGATCGACCGCCATTCCGCAAATTCCGCATCCCAATCGGCCTTGGTGATGTATCCCGTGGGAATGCCGCCCCATGTCGTCAACAGATCATAAATGATGTCGGTGAACGGCTCGGCCACATAGGCCACCACCCGTTGCACCTTGTCGAATTGGCTATGCGCCGATGCCGTGGTGTTCAACTGCCCCCGCGTGACGCCGCTAAACGATACGTTAGACCCCACCAGCGCAACCGCTGTATAGGCCATGATCTCGGAGTTGATCCGCACCCACCCCGAAGCGTCATAGTCCGCAACCTCGGCCCCCGCCACCTCAAACGTGGTAGCAACATTTGTCAGCGCAGCCGATAGCGACCCCGGCGAAAGCGGCGGGCAAGTCACCTGCGTATCCGTCACCTTGCGGAGAATGTCCTTAGCCGTGATCTGCACAGACGACCGTGACGCATCGATTTTTTCAATCGAGTATTCGCGCTTGATCATGTCAGTCAGCGCGTCGCCAAAATAGCCATCGTAAATCCGCATCACATAGCCCGTGTGATAGGGATTTCGCACAAGCCATTTCGTCCAGAGCGACCCGCGTTCCATCGGATCATAAGACCTCGACGATAGGTAAGGATCAAACCCCACATCGTTATAGGGGAAGTCCCGAATGGCAACGGTCGCCACGGCCCGAAGGCCAAGCGGTGAAATGTCGTCATTGCCAGCGCCCACATTCAGGACCGTTGGCGCGGTATCAACAGCCATCAGGGCAGGAATGGCCGACGATGGTTGAAACGCCAGCGCATCATTGATCCAGCGATTAGCGGCAGGCGCGACAAACCGCATCACCACTTCGTCGGTCAGGTCAAGCGCGGACAGGTATTTGCAGGTTACGTCGGTGTTGAAACACTTCTCACCCGTGGCAAGGCAAGGCGACGTGCCGAAAACACGACTGCACAAGGGCTGCACAATCTCAACAACGACTAGAGGCTCGCGGGCAAAGGTCATTCCATAAATCCCGTGATGCCCAAAGATACCGCCATCAAATCACGCGTCCCCATGTTCTCAGGTTGAGGCGTTTCATCGGTCCAGCACCACGATACACTCTCTGGCATCTTGGACGGGTTTTGAATAAGCCCGAACGGCGTTTGCGGCAGGGTCAGAGCAAACGGCGCGAAGGTGCTGCGATACCATGCTGCCGTGAGGTTCTGCCACGGCATTGACGTTCTCGACGCCTGCCGCTGGATTGTGCGGCCAAGCCATTGTCCCGTCTCGCTGATGCTGTGTCGCGTTTCCACCAGCCGCGTGAGGCCAATCGGCTGGATACCGCCATAAACAGGCCGTTCCATTTGCAGCGCCACGCCTGCGCGGATAATGCCGATCTCGGCCAATGCGGATGCGCCCGTGATGGTCAGCTTGATTTCGCGGATGGTGTAGGCCGTGCCTGCGTTGTTGATCATGACAGCAATGGTGCTATCGTCAGTCGGAACAACCGTTGCCCGCGTGGTGTGCGCCCCGCCCACGGTTGACGCCGTGCTAATGGCGACCGTGCTGGCCGTGCTGCCAAGGTTATGAGCGGCAATGAATACAGTATCCACCGAAGCATCCGCCGCCGTGACAAGCGCCCACGTCGCGGTCAGCGCCCCGCAAGCCCACCGCTGGAAAGTGTAGTCATTCGTGGCGTAGTCGCCATTGGTGCCGCCCGCCGTGACAGTGCCAGTGATCGGGCTATAGAGGATGCGCGCATGATTAAGCGGCATGTTCGCCCCGACAGTGTAGCCTGATGTTGATAGGGTCATTCAGTTCACCACCGCTCTAATATTGACGCCATTCCGCTGCGCTTGGTTCAATTGCTCTGCAATCTGTCTGATCACTCTTTCACCGAACCCAAACGGATCATTCGTGATGGTGAAGTTCAGCGTTTGCGTTGGGCTTGATTGAGCAACAGCGCCCGCCCCAGCACTGGACGCGCCGCCTCCACCACTCCGGCCCGCGCCACCAGCCTGCATCAGCCCAGACGCCGCGACAATGCCAGCTTGCAGCTTTCCCATCATGCCGATCTTCGCAGCCGCAACCGCACCAGCGACAGGCCCAAGCTCGGCATATGCCCTCATTTGAGCCGCCGCCGTGTTCTGAATAATCTCGGCAATCCGTAGCCCCTTATTCAGAGCAATGGACGCGATAGCCGCAGCCTTGGACTTGCCCGCGAACATATTCAGAAAGCCCTCAAGTTCGCCATACATAGACCGCGACGCATCGCTAACCATTTGCGCCTCTTGGGTTTTGATAACAGCCATTTGGTTTGCGTGTTGCAGTTCGGATGCTTCCATCATCGCCGCATATTCGGTTTGCGTGATAAGCCGCTGATCCAGCGCCGCGCGCAGGGTTTCTTGCTGCCGCGTGTAGCTTTCAAGCTGCAACTGCTCTTGCGTCATGAGGCTGTTTTGCAGCGTTTCCAACTCGCCGATGATCGGGTTGGTCCCGCCACCGCCGCCACCGCCGCCCCCGAATGACATGCCAAGATCAACCGCACCAGTGCCGCCGCCAGTATAGCCGACTTTCGGCGGTGGCGCGTTGCCAACCTGTGCCGTTCCTGTGGCCTTCAAGGATGCCTGCGCCGCTGCCGCATCCCATAGCTTTGCCGCAAGCGCGCCCGCATCGCTGATAGCCCCAGACAGCCAACCGCCGCTTGGTGCGTTTGCCACCAAAGCGATAACCGCATCCTTGGCCGCAACGGTGTTCTTGACCATTCCGCCCATACTAGACGTTACCGCATCGGTCTTGGCCTTGATTGCCTCAAGCTCACCACGCGCGGCCCGATAGGCTTCCAGTTTCGCATACTCAAGCCGCAAGGCATCTTGGATCGCCTTGTGCTGCAACTGCAACGGCACCAGCGCGCGGCCCGTGGTTTCGGCCATCACCGCCTCAAGCGCAATGCGGTCAGACACTAGCCGATTGATTTCCTGAATTACCAAGACTTCCTCTTGATCCACGCCAAGAGTGATCGCTGCCGCCTGCAACCGAAACGCCGCCGTTGCCTCGGTCAGTTCTTTCGTCGCCGCAGCCAGCGCCGCAGCCTTTTCGCTTGTCCCGCCAAAAGCAGACATGAGCAACGGCAAGGCAATGCCTGCTAGCAAGCCAGCCGCCGCGCCGATAGCCCCGAAGCCGATGCCAATATCCGGCAACTGGATTGCCAGCGCCTGCACAAAGTTGCCCGTCGCCATTGTCTGCTGACCGACCTGCGACAACTGCTGTGATACACCGCGCAGGGTGTTTGACATGTCGCCCGCAGCACCTTTTACCTTGGTAAACTTGTCGGGGATTTTCCCGACCTTAAGGCCAGCAGCCTCGGCCCCTGCAATCAGCTTTGCCAAGTCGCCGTTAGCTGCCGCAACCGCCGCCTTTAGGTCAGTCGCATCGCCCGTGATCTTGATGTTAAGCGCGCTCAGTTCGGTCATTCATCTTTTCCCTGTGTTCGCGCCGCGCTTTGTCCCATTGGGCCTTGCTAAACCCACCGTCCCTTGCCTTGCCGCCGCTCAATTCTTCCATCCGGCGGCTTTCGACAATCTTGGCGTCCAGTTCAACCCACCAATCGCAAATCGGCAACTGCCAAAACTCGCTGGGCTGCATGTCCCAAGATCGGGCGGCTTGATAAGCGGATCGCTCGAAAGCCGCCCACGTCACTCCCCCGCTTGGTCCTTACCCTCTTCCGCCTGCGTTTCCTCTGACCGTGGCGTGACAATCAGGGCCAGATAATCGGATGCAATCGATTTCCCGACAAGCAAGCCCGCCGAAAAAACCGCATCTTGCACTTCCGCCAGCGTCACCTTTTCACCAGCAGCCTTCGCGCCGATGTGGATCAGCACAGGGATGTTATCCACCGTGAACGAAAACTTCGGATGATAGACCTGACCGACCTGCGCCATCATGGCCTCAAGCGCAGCCTCGCGGGCGATTGCCAGTGGATCTGAAACTTGCTTGGCAATATCGCGGGCCGCGCCAAAAGTTGCTGCCAACTCCAAACGCAACCCGCCAAATTCAGCCGTCATTGATCGCATTAGGTTTCCTTACGGGTTGGTCGCGTTGTAGGTCAGCGTTCCGGTTGACATGAATGTTGCCGTAAACTCCACAGCCCCATCACTCTCACCAGTCTGCTCGAATGACGAACACAGGAAAGAACCCGTGATATTGCCAGTCGTCAGAGGAAACTCGATATGCATGGTTTTCGCCGTGACGCTGCCCGCCATGATGTCAGCAATCAAGATTTGGTCCGATGAAATGCCGGAAACCGTTACCTCAATTGACCGAAGCCCCGGCGTTGCCAAGAGCGTCCGCCACCCCGCATCGTCATCGGTGGTAACATCCACATAGTCGTTGGTGATGGTGTAGCCTTTCGACCGAACCCCAACCAACGTTGTGGGGCTGGAACCCCACTCAATTGTTAGATCACGCCCAGATGCGCCCGCCATTTATCAAATCCCCGCCGTGTATGTGACAGTGCCCGACGACATGAATGTTGCGGTAAATTCCACCGGGCCGTCATGTTCGCCAGTTTGCTCAAAGCTGCTGCACAGAAAAGCGCCCGCCAGCGTTCCCGTGGTAGTCGGCAACTGGACAGTGAGCGTTTCACTGTCAACCGTCGCCTCCATCATTTCGGCAATCAGGATTTGATCCGATGAAATGCCGGATACGGTGACTTCAACCGACCGCAAGCCGGGATTGGCAAGCAAGGTGCGCCATCCGCTATCGTCGTCAGTCGTCACATCGACATAATCGTTTGTGATCGTGTAGCCCTTGGACCGAACACCTACAAGCGTGGTGCTGGCCCAATCAATCGTCAAGGAACGGCCATTCGTGCCAGCCATGTCATATCACCTTCTGTATGGTCAATCGGTAGCGCTGTATCCCGTGCTTTGTCACCCCATCAGGATCATCCATTGCCTCGGAAAACTCATGCAGGCAATCTAGCACAGAATACCCAGTTTTGGAAAGGCTTGCGCGGTTTAGCCGATCATATGCGGCCTGCATTATGGTTTTGACTTGGTTAAACCCTTCGGCGCGCGACCAGAAGTGCAGCGTTACCGTGATTTC